TTTCGTGAAGTTTGGTGCTGCTACTGCTGCTTTCTGAAACTGTGGATGATTCGTCAGTTGTTCCACCCCGTTCAGTTTCGTCATCTGGCATCCCGTACCAAGTAGCGCGAGCGTTAGCAACAGCACTATCAATAGTGTCCAATTTTTCATCATATCTAGCTTTCGCTTTTGCTTCTTTTATTCCACTCGCTACACCTAAAAAAAGCCGCTCCAAAACTGGGACGGCTTTGCACAAGGCTATTATAGCCGTTAGGATTCCTCCCATCGGTATTAAACCTTTTTTTCTACTTTAGACACGCCGTGACGAACAAATATTGCAAGAAGCGAAGTGATCCCTACGTTTATTGCCGCACCTATTTCAAGTTCACCAGTTAAGTACCCAGCTAATGCGCCGATTACTCCGGTCACTCCTGTCCAAAAAGTTTTACTTTTTAACATATGTTTATTTACAGTTTTTATTTTGTTAATAGCGTACAGCTATACACAAAAAATTTCAAATTAATCTTTAGTTAATAATGCTCTTATTTTTAGAACAATATAAATTAAAGTGGCTATACTGATTCCTACTTTCAATATCATGTCGATATCAAAAAGCCAGTTGCCTAATCCTGTTGCACTTGCAATTGCTACTTTGATATCGTCAAAGTTCACTAGACCAACTCCACAAATTTTACGTCAGTAGTCGATCCCTCCGCTGGGCCAACATAATTATCTAATATGATAGTTGTATTCGCTGCTATCGGTATCTCGCCTGTTTGTCCAAAATCATATGATTTTGCAGTGCCAGCGGTATTTACTATTAATAGTTTTCGTCTATCTACATTAGTAGAAACATTGGTTTGTAAAGTAGTACCTCCCGCTCCACCAACTTTAACTGCCGCAACTGCTTTTGATAGGGTTACATTCATTCTTGTTTATCTTCTACAACTTCTGGTTCAAGTACTTCTTGAGAACCGTTTGGTTGTTCTTCTAGCCCACACTCTTGCATGATTGTGCGAGCAGCATTTGTTACAACTTCATGCTGTTGTCTATTTAATTGTGCATTACCACTAGCAACATATAAAATGTCTAGTGCCTCTTTTATTTTTTGTTTATCCGACATGGAAAAATTAATACCCTATAACAGACGTTCTTCTTACTTGTCCTTGTTGCCGATATAATTTATCAGCTTCTATTCCAAGCATTCCTTCAGCGTTTCTATCTTCGGCCATTGCTAGTTCCAATTGTCCATTGGATCGTAAATAATCAGCGTAAACTCCACGGATTAAATACGGCTCAAATATTTTTGGTACAGCAACCTTTTTCCAATTACCGTTTGTAACTCCAGCAGCATTTGCTGGGGCAGTTCCCGCACCAGCATCTGTAGTCATTTCATAAAAACAACCAGTGCCTGTGTAGTATACTTGATCACCTACTCCGTAATCAGTGTTGTTGTTGTAAAGGTCGCCTTTTAACTCTGGCGAAATCGTCCTATACTCCATGAATAAAGGACTTGTAGTAGTGTATACAACCACTGACCTACCAGAATTAGTGTCACTGTCAGTACCGTCATCATGTAGTACAAAACCAATAGACTTGCCAATAGTGGTAGCTTTAGGATTTTTACTATAAACTTCAAGTACTTCTCCTGCATCTGTAGGATACGCCATTGAACTTACGTCACTTGCAGTAGTAACGGTTCGTTCCACCGTTCGCAACGTAGAAGGCCAATATTCGGTTTCCCACGCTATGCGAAGGCGTTGCTCTGCTAAATCACGGACTTGTTTAAAAAAAGGGCTGGGTAAATTATCTCTATCCAACCCTGCTAATTGGGCAACCCCATGTATAACATCGCTAAATTTAAGCGTTCGCATCTACTTCAACTCTAGGATTAGAACCGTAAACTTTTCTAAAAGTAATTCTTCCTACGGGAGTGTCGTAATAGCCCATTGGTTTATTACTTCCATACCCTACTTGGGTTTTTCCACTTTTAGATTTTACTCTGCTTTCTGGATTGTCCCGTAAATATTCTTTCATAAATTTACGATCATTCCAGCATTCGTAACCTAACCGTTTACCCCAATAGTGGTAACTAGTCGGCTCGATTCTAGCTTTCTGTTCTCCTAAAACAGAATGGTTTGCCTCAATTTTCGCTTGTGAAGCAATCCCAGAGGATTGGTTAACCCGCGAGCTTTGATACTCGCGAGCTAACCGTCCTCGTAGATTCGCCGCCACAAGGGCAGACATCTCGTCTGATAAACCTTCTGGGGCAAACATTATTAAGAGTCGGAACTAAAAGCTCCAAACGCGCTAGGGTTTTGAATAACCAAAGCGGCCATTGCTTCTACTAATCTTGCAGGGCCACCTCCGTTGTCGGTCAATTCCTTAATTTGAGGCAATTTACCATAACGAATTTCAACCAAGTCAAACGGAATAACAAACCCTCTAGTCGGACGAGGAGTAACAGTTCCTCCGTGAGCAGTTTCATTTGCATTACCATTAG